CAATGAACCTGTGAGGTATCGGAAATCAATGCCCTTTGGCAGCTGCAGTCAAAGAACATAAAATAGAGTTAAATAGATACGATAAATAAATGATTGCGATTTTAAGCCAAAAAGCCGAGAAATTCTAGTAAATAAGCGTATTTTAGAAGTTTTGAATTTGTAGTTATTTATCTGATTTTTTATGGATAAATCCAGTCTATCAATAACAAACAATAACAAAATACGCTTATTTATTTATTGATCTTTATTAACTCTATCTGCTCTTTTAGATATCCTAAAGTTCTATGGCCGTAGATACCATTACTTACATCTTGGAATGCATGTCCCATCATAAATTTTTTATCAGTTTCTTTAATTCCATTTTCATCGCATAGCATAGCAAAGGTATGACGGCAATCGTGAGGGGTATGCCTTTCAATGCCTAAACAATCTAACACATTATACATTTTTATTCTGAAATGCTCGATAGTTGAATTAAGCCTATTCGGATTTTCTTTTATTAGTGGCATTATATCCGAATGAATAGGAACATATCTGTTTTTCCCTGCCTCTGTCTTAACTCCTCCGAAAAAATACCCCTCTTTTAGGTTGATTTCAGCCGTTTCATACTCTGAAATCCTAAGCCCTGAATATATTAGTATAAGGATATTGGCACAAATAGGATTGCCACTATTATCCCATAGCTTTTTTATGTCATCCGCATTAAATGGAATGCCTTTTATATCGTCATTCTCTGTTTTAATCGCTACATGTGTAGAGTAGTCCTTTTCTATAAGCTCGTGTATATCGGCGTATTTGTACATCTGCTTGAACAGATTGACTATAAGCTCTTTGGATGCGTGCTTAAGTGGGCAGTCATCAACTACATTCTGCATATCCACGGTTTTAATCTGTGAGAAAACCTTATCATGTAAGGCGGTACAGTTCTTAAATGCAGTCTTATATGAATTTAAGGCTGACTTACTAAGCTTTCGATTGTTATCGCTAAACTTCCATTCCATAAACTTATCATAGACCTGTGCAAATGTTTCCCCTTCTATAGTGCCTATATTGAGTGCAGACAAGATTTTATTTACTACAGGGGTTAACTGTCCATGGTCGACCTCTTCAAGCAGATTAGGGCAGATACCACCCTTCTTGTATTGCCCTGTATGGAAGTTTAGGAGTACGGAAAAGGCAGCCTCCCAAGTAGGGCAGTATGCAAGAGCCTTGTCATAGAGCTGGTAGCCTCTTTCATCCCTGTAGGTAGAAGGAGCAAAGACTGCATAGGGGTTGGCTCTGTTGCCTGACAGCCTTCTTATACTTCCGAAGCCGTTTCTAAGCCGTGGATATTTTTTCTTTTTTGGCATATTTACCTCCTTTAGTTCTGACATTTGGAACAAATAATACTTGCTTCTGACTTACATAGACTTACACAACACTTACACGATTGAATTTTGGGCGCAAAAATACCCTGTAAATATTGCAATCTACAGGGCGGTGTGCTACAATTTAAACGGTTGATAAATTGTTTACTGGTTATCGCCCAGTAGATGATGGTTGCTCTCCTGTTGGCGCAGGAGGGCTTTTTTATTTCCAATTGTCAACTGATGGCTTACAGTTGGCGAACTACTTGAATTGCAATGGCAAATAGTGCGTTATGTTTTCGATTTTAATTAACCAGCATGCAAAAATAATAAAAGCAAAAACTATACAAAATATATTAAACCATTTAATCTTGAATGCTTCCAGTTTTTTATCGTTTATCGTTGCAACGAATTTGACAAGCAGCCAAATAACATTTATAAAAACAAATCCTAATAAGTCCACAATGGCAAGAAGCCTATAAATACTTACACCCATCATGTTCTGCAATACAGAAGTTGAAAAGGTCATGCCACCTACAAAAGCAAGCACAATAGATGCAAATATACCGAGGATTGATATATGTTCCTTCTCAATCCCTTTAATTTCCTTTGTTAGATTCATTTTTGCATCTTCTATACTTGCTTCAAGAATTGTCTTTACATTATCTGTCTGAGTTGAAACAAGCTGGAAATGGTCGTACAGCTTTATGATTATTTTTAATGAATCAGTGCTAATTGTGCCATCACTTAAGGAAAATGAAAGCAGGCGGTCAAAGTTGGTTGCCAATTCGCCTCTTACCTCAGCATCAAGAGTGAACACATAAGAACTGATAACAGAGTATAAAATTCTGTCCATTTTTTCAGGTTCATTAATGTAGCCATCTATAATTTTTATTGTACTGGTGGGATTATATTCCTCCGTATCTGCCCGAAGACTTTCAAATATCTTTTTAATTATGCCCTTGGTTGCATTATATTTTGGTATAGTGCTTAATGATTTTGTAGACTTATTATCACTTTTCATCAACACATCAATCATGGAAATACTCCTTTAACGCATCTAAGGTTATTATGTTGTTTTTATGAGGAACATAGGCATTTTTCCATGGTGCTTGTCTATGTGTAAGGTCGACAAGGTCTGTTGCTGAATACGGAGAAAATTTGTCAACAACATCATTTATCATCTGTTTATGCTTTTTTGAAATCATATCAGTATTTATAGGAATTCTTTTTAAGTCCCACAAATTATTTTTATCTATTACCAAATATGAATCCAAGTGAGGGATATCCAGCCCGCCATATTTTTTATATTCCATATAAGCCTCACGAATAACAGGGCCAAAGTTCCAAGCCTCTATATCTTCGTGAAAACAGGCTTTATTAGTGGAAATGAGGAAGTAAGCCTGTATAAAATACAACAATTTTTGCAATTTTAGGTTAGATATGCTGTATCCTTTATCATTGCAGTAATTAATTACATAATGGCAAATATCTAAAACATTATACATATAATTTATCCTTTCTATGGGAATAGTTGAAATCTATCTAAGATAAGTATAGCATAAAAAGGGGACAGCCACAAATGTAGCGGGTAATGACAGACTGTATAGTGGTTGTAAACTATCGGTTTACAACCACTTTCAGCAATTTTGTTGACATCAACAAAATTATAAGATTAAGAGCCTCATGTATTGAAGCAAAGGGATCGTTTTGCCAACACTGGCAAAATGTTCCTCTACATCAATATTGCTGTTTTGATATGCCTATATAGCCTTATCTATTACACCTTTAAATCTTCACCATTGAGTGTATTCTAAGACTATCTGCAATTCCCTTGCATACCAAAACTCTTGGTCGTATGCATTGATATGCTTTATACTTTCAAATATGTTTTTATTGTAACTCTTTAATCCATCCATATTCTGTTCCCTTCATCAATCATATCTTCCCCAACACCTTACCTAAACACTTGCCATATTCGCCGACTATGCTTTCGTATGCCTTATTATTCGGTGAAGGATATTAATTTGATAACATATCATCAAAAGCCTCAATAGTTTCTTTATCAAGATAATTATTTAATGTTTCAAAAAATTTAATTTTCCTATTTTGCTTTGCTTTTTCTGTTTTAACAGCACCTATGTATTTATCGTAACAATCTAATATGTAGCTAAGATGCTTAGTTGATAATTCGCTAATATAATTTTGATTATTCGTATCAGTAGCATGTTTAAGAGCAATATCATAATATTTACAAAGCTCATCTATGTTGTCGGTACTTTCGATAATTTCTAAACTATTTGTTATTATACGGTCTTTATCTTGTAATAACTCCAACAGTATTTCTTTGTATTCCACAATGTTATCAGTATAGCGCATAGAATCATGCCGGGAGTCCCGACAATATTCCCACATGATTTGAAAATATATCTCACCACCCTTGCCTTTGGAATAGCAAAAATGTCTCAAACTTTCGTAAGCATTAATATGATCATTGCAAGTTTCTATTAAATCCTTAATAGTGTAGTCATCAGAGAACATAGGTGTTTTCATATCAATTCTAATATAAGAAGTTTTATGCACATTATTTTCAACAGCATATATTTCATTATGGTATTTTAGGATAAATTGGAACAATAGTTCTTCGTCAAGCGAAGTATCTTCGATATTAGAATTAACGGCTTCATCCATATCGTATTTACCAGTCTTAAAATCAGATATTGCGCCTAACGACAAACAGTTTTGTAAAGTTGTTAAAAATTCTTGTTTTCTATTCTGTTTTGCTGTCTCATTTTTTACCTCTCCAACATACTTATCATAACAATCTGATATATATTTCGTGTAACTTGTTTTTAAGGTTTCAATATACTGCTGGTTATTTATGTTCAAAGAATGTTCCATTGCGAGCTTATATCGGTTACAAAGCGTTTCAATATTTTTTGTATTTTGAACTACCTCAATACTTTCAGTTATTATACGATATTCATTATTTAGAAAAGCTTCGGGATAGTCTTTTCTAGAAAATGCTTTTGGGGGCTGAGCAACAGGTTGAACTGAATTATTAATATGCGCTTTTTGTTTGGTGGGTAGTTTAATAAGCTTTAGTTTTATGATGATGAATGGGATGCTAAAGATAGTAGCAATAATAATGTAGCTCAAAATATTATAGTTTTTATAGTTCCCTTTAATAAAAACATTTATTATAAACACAAGCGTCCATATTAGTAAAAATAGGTATTTAATATATTTTTTCATAATTAACCTTACCTTCTCAATTTACACCTTTCCCAAAACTTTCCCTAAACATTCGCCATACTGACCTATAATGTTACTGTATGCCTTGTTGTCTGATATCAGCTCTCCGTTGCCCATACGTTTAACATAACTGGCACCATCAACTATAAATATACCAACCTGACCTTCGGCAGGAATTGCGTTTCTCTCCACTATTAGGGTATCACCGTCATAATATGTAGGCTCCATACTGTCTCCGTTTACCTGTATAGCATAATCTGCCTTTGGATATTCCCTTGAATCAACCTTTATAGTATTAGTAGGAATATCATCAAATAAATATTCTCCTGTTCCTGCTGAAGCAAGTTTAGGATAGCATGGTATTTCTTTGTAGCTTCCAAAGTCTACTATATTATCATTAAGGACAGAATTGCTAGTACTTCGTTCCAGTTCCTTATCTATAACAAGGTCTACAAGCTCTTTGGAAAAGGCATCAAGTCGTCTGTATTTATCAATCAAGGTATTTTCAGATGGTGTTAAATATACAGAGGGCTTTTTTTCAACCATATCTTGAAATAGAAAGTTAGCATCTATTTCAAGAATATCCATTAATTTCAATAGTACAGATTCTTTTGGGGAACTTATACTATTTTCATAATTAGATATTGCCGACATTGTCACATTAGCCTTTTCAGCTAATTCACTTCTTGATAAGTTCCTATGTTCTCGTGCCTCTTTTATCCTGTCTCCAATACTCATAAGCAATTACTCCTTTATATTGATATTTATATTTTAATATTATTTTGTTGTTAAGTCAAGAAAAAATCACAAGAAATTTGTTAAAAAGGTGTTGACATAACAAGAAGCTTTATGTATTATATAAATATAACAAGAAACTTGTTAGAAGGGAGGTACGAAATGAGTATAGTAGCTGAAAACGCAAAAAAGTTAATCAACGAGAAAGGCTTAAAACAGCAGGCTGTAGCTAAGAAGGCAGGATATAAGTACGGTAGTTTCAATAGTATGCTAAATGGTAGAAAGATAATCACCAGCGATGATATTTGGAAGTTATCCAAAGTATTAGAAACCACACCCAACTACTTACTAGGCTTCACGAAGTAAGCCAACAAAAAGGAGGAGAGATGGAAGAGAGAGAACAGAGAAAAAGAGAGACTATGGAAGCACTCAGCAATGAAAGAATGTACATCTTGTTAAAACATAACAGGGAGATGATGCTTGAATTAAGAAGCCTTTACCCTGATGAAGGAAAGTTATTAGAAAGTTATAAGGATTTTCAGGAAGCATTTGATAGCCTTATAAATAAAGAGATTGAAAGTCGGAGCGAGAGTTTAGAGGTTCCATCAATTAGTATTACTGATGTAGCAGAAAAACTCAGCAAAGCACTAAAAGGCATTAGTGAAAGGATAAATGAATCTTAAATAACAAATATGGAGGAATAAGGAATGTGTGATATATGCAGGCAAATACCTTGCGATGCAAGGTGTCCGAACAGCTTGGAATTTGAACCGCTTATTAAGTGTAAAACCTGTAAAAGCATACTGTACGGTGGAGAGAGGTATCTCCAAACATCCAGAGGATGTATATGTGGAGGATGCCTTGAAGGATTTACCATGTGGGATTGGCTGGAAGCATTTAATAAAGATTTAGAGGAGGTATAACGATGGAGTGCCAAAAAGTGAATAACAAAGAGGCTGCCAAGCTTTTAGGAATGAGCGTGGCAAGGATGCATGCATTGATGGACAGAAAGCTGATAGACATAGGTGCAGTAATCCAGCCTATGCCGGGATACAAAAAGCGTTCATACCAAGTATACCGCAGCAAGCTTAATAAATGGCTTGGGCTTGAAGATGATAAAAAAATGCAGACTACCTAAAAGGCAATCTGCAAACAAGGGATAAAACAAAAAAAATTACAAGCTAATAATAGCACAAACAGAAATTAACTGGGAGGCAGTAACCGTTGATGATTTAAAAAGGGCACATGAATTAAAGGGAATGTCATTTGAATTTAATAACGGCAGGCTCACCAATTGTTATGTAAATCCAGAAGCGGCAAAGAGGGAGGGCAGGCAAGCCGGGGAAGTCTGGCTGTCCGTAATCAAAAAAAGGGATGAAGGGGGAAAGGTGAAAGCTGTATGGGCGCAGTTCAATTAAAAGCAGACAAGGCCTGCATAGACAAAGAACTTGGGTGTGAGATTCCTGAATTTATCTATGAAGAGGCTAAGAGGCACGCAAATCTTAAACAGGCTTTACTTATTAAGATGGGGCATAAATATGTTCAAGAACCTTACTACACAATCAAGTTAATAGCTCAATATGTAAGACAGATATTTGACTTAGATAGATATATTAAACTTTTGGAGGGATAAAAACAATGAAAATTACAAAGATTAAGATTAAAAACCTTTTTGGAATCAAAGAGTACGAGGCAGACGGCAGCAATAAGGAGTTATCCGGAAAGAACGGAACTGGCAAAACTTCCGTTATAGATGCAATAAGGTATGCACTCACTAACAAATCTGATAGGCAGTACATAGTCAGAAACGGCGAATCAGAGGGCGAAATTATCATTGAAACGGATACAGGGCTTTTACTTGACAGGAAAGCAAGAATCGGGTTGACAGATTATAAGTCAATCAAACAAAACGGCATACCAGTTGGCAGCCCTGAAAGTTTCTTAAAGGACATTGTAACCACTTTGCAGCTTTCCCCTGTAGATTTCATGAATTTTGACACTAAGAAGCAAAATTCAATGCTTCTTGACCTTATCCAGTATGAATGGGATATGAATACAATCCGTGAGTGGTTCGGTGAGATTCCAGCAGGAATTAACTACGAACAGAACATCCTTGCAGTTCTAAACGATATTCAGTCAGAAAACGGCGAGTATTATATGACAAGGCAGGATATCAATAGGGAGGCTAGAGCAAAGAAGGCAATTATTGAAGAGATAGCAGGCGAGATACCTGTTGAATATAACCTTGAATACTGGAAAGGTGTCAACCTTGGGGAGCTTTATACAAAGATTGAGCAGATAAGAAAGAACAACAGCGAGATAGAAAAGGCAAAGCTAATGATTGAAGGTCAGGCTAATAAGCTTAGGAGCTTTGAAGCAGACAGAGAGATAAAGCTTGCAAGCCTTGAAAGGGAAATAGCAGCCGAGGGCAACAACATAGATTCAGAACTTGCAAGACTTAAAGAAAGAATTATAGCTCTTGAAAAAGAAAAAGAGAGCCTTAACACAAAGAAAGCAGACAGAGCAAGGCTTATAGAAAGCGAATTTGAAAAGGAAAAGGCACAGTATCTAAACAACATAGCTACTTATGCAGAACTTGCGGATAAAGAGATAATGCCAATTGACAGTCTAGTAGAAGAGGCTGAAATGGCTGAAAGAATGAAGTCACACATCAACGAATATGAAAGGATGGTTGACTTACAGGGAGAGCTTGAAGCCCTCAATGAGAAATCAAGGAAGCTAACACATAAGATAGAGCTTGCAAGAAACCTTCCTGCGGTAATTCTTGAAAAGGCTGAACTGCCAATAGCTAATCTTACAGTTAAAGATGGCATACCACTTATAAACGGACTACCTATCAGCAACCTGTCAGAGGGCGAAAAACTAGACCTTTGCATAGATATAGCAATAAGCAAGCCTAACGGACTGCAAATCATTCTTATAGACGGAATAGAGAAGCTCGCAACTGAAATGAGAGAAAACCTTTATAAGAAGTGCAAAGAAAAGGGGCTGCAATTTATAGCGACTAGGACAACAGACGATAACGAGCTAACAGTAATTGAAGTTTAACAGATAAAGAAAAGAGGATAAAACAATGGATAAACAAGCATTAAGCGTTATATATACAAATCTTGATTCAGCATTACAAAGACAGGTTTCAGCTCTGCCGGATAAATTCAATAAACAGAGATTCCTACAAAACTGTATGACCGTCTTACAGGACGGGAAAACAGACTTTTCCAAATGTGAAGCTGGCACAGTAGTTAGAACTCTACTGAAGGGTGCATTCTTGGGGTTAGACTTCTTTAATGGAGAGTGCTATGCAATCCCATACGGCAGTCAGTGCAATTTCCAAACCGACTATAAAGGCGAGGTTAAAGTCTGCAAGAGATACTCAAGCAATCCTATCAAAGACATATACGCAAAGCTCGTGCGTGAGGGTGATGTATTTGAGGAAAGAATAGAAAATGGGGCACAGAGCATAAACTTTAACCCTAAACCTTTTAATGACGGCGCTATAATTGGAGCTTTTGCAGTTTGCTACTACACTGATGGCTCGATGCTATACGACACTATGAGCATTAGCGAGATTGAGAATACAAGAAAAACATACTCAAAAATACCTAATTCTAAGGCGTGGAAGGACAGCTTCGGAGAAATGGCGAAGAAAACGGTCTTAAGAAGGCTTTGTAAGATGATAGACCTTAATTTCGATACAGCGGAAGCTAATCAAGCCTATGAAGATGGTTCGGATACAGATGTTAAGAATATTGCACAGAAAGAAAAGGCAGAGGCGCATGATGTATATGCTAAAGGTAATGTAGTTGCCGAGGGTGAATATAAAGAGGTTGCAGAAGAACAGGAACAAACTGTAGGAGGAGTGGAAGAAGATGGACAGATTACAATTAACCAGTGATAACTATTACAGCAAAGAAGCTAATATGGCTTATGTGTCAGTGTCGCAGTACAAGGATTTCTGCGGAACTATAGGGAGGCAGGGTTGCGAACATGCAGCCCTTGCCAAAGTAAAAGGTGAGCTTGAAACTCCTATAACTACTCCTTTATTGGTTGGGAGTTATGTAGATGCTTACTTCGAGGGTACACTTCCACAGTTCTCAGCTTCACATCCTGAAATCTATTCAAGCAGGGGCAAAACGGCAGGAGAGTTAAAATCAGAGTTCAAGCAAGCCTCTGTAATGATAGATAGAGCCGAAAAAGAGCCACTCTTTATGAAGTATATGGAAGGCGATAAACAGCTAATTATGACAGGGGAAATCGAAGGCGTGCCGATCAAGTGCAAATATGACAGCGTAGACGGGCACAGGATAACCGACCTTAAAACGGTTAAGAGCATCGGAGATAACTTTTACATTAAAGACTACGGCTATAGGGTTTCATTTGTAGAGAACTGGGGATATGACATTCAAGCTGCTGTATACAGGGAAATATACAGACAGAACACAGGCGACTTGTTGCCGTTCTATATATGCGCAATCAGCAAGGACAAGACCGATACAGTGGCACATCCGAGAGTAGCGGTTATCGAGATACCTGAATCAATGATGAATGAAAGACTTGAAGAGTTTAAAAGTAATATCACAAGGATACAGGACATCAAGCCAGGAGTAGCAGAGCCCATACATTGTGGGCATTGTGATTACTGCGCGGATACTCTTCCACTGTCAAGAGTTATATCAGTTGATGAGCTTGTGGGAGATTTCTTTTAAGTGACTACAAGGGGGTATAGATGAAAGAATACAGCTTTGTAATTGAAGGGGTACATTTCAAAAGCAACCGCACATTCCCAGCATTAAACGACTTCATCGGAGCTATGAACCGCAACCGCTTTGTAGGCGCTCAGATGAAGAAGAAGTATGAACGCATAGCCAACGAGGCAATCAGAACCCAGCTAAAAGGCATCAAGATAGATAAGAAGGTATTTATTGAATATACCTACTA